ACTAGAGGCTTACGAACTAACGCGCCGTACCGACCCTCGCCAAACGTAGAATATAAATCTAGGCTAGTGGTGTCTGCAACGTCTAGGCAATTTAAAAACATCGTTTCCCATACGTTGCCCACTTGCGCGAGCGCTGCAGATATCGACGGGTTAGCGGCGCCGCTTGCCGGTTGAGTTAGCGCAAAAGATACGCCCGCCGCCGTAGAGCCTATAACCTCTAATACAATGCCGTTAGCGCTGGCTCCTTTCCATTTCGAAGCGATACCGACCTCGGTCGTATCATCCGTCGCTACGATAGGCAAATTTAAGGAGGCGTTTATCGCTGCAGTCATGGCCGTTACAATAGTGGCCACACTGTCGCCCGCGGTAATAGTAAAGTTTTCAGAGTCAAAGTTATTAACTCGTACTTTAAAAGGACCCGTAGCCGTAACTGTGCCGCTCGGCGTTATATCACCTGCGGACGCTACACCCGCGCCGTCGTCCTCTAAAGGGTAGACCGTAACCGGGATAGTCCCGACGCCGTCGCCATTAGTAGGTAAAAGTTGCAATACGGCTAAATGTATCGGAGAGCCAAACCCGTAGAGGGTAGCCGCTTCGATTGCGCTAGTAACCTGTCGCTTAACTGTCGAATATGTGGACACGGAAGAACCTTGCCCAACGACGGCCACTCGCTGCGGTAAAAATAATACCGAATCGCCGCGTAAATCTTTAAATATTGGTTTTATGCCGAGTACTCGCGCCACTGCGGACGCGTCGACCGCGCTAGAAATTGCCATTGTATAAGTCTCCTATTTATGGCGCTGTATAATCATAATCAGCTTCGACAACGACTTGGCCGTCCTCTTTTCTGATCACGTCTATTGAAATTAATTCTATTTCTACGGGCTCTACCTGGGGCGAGAACTCGTTAAATGCTACCCGTAGCGATAACCTAGCACCGACAATTTGCTGCATTTGACGGGCGTCTAGCTGGGGTTGGAACACTGTAACCGATTGGGGCCACCGTTGCCACACTAAACCGCGTAGGCCTAGATAGGTGTACTCCGCTGACATAAGTATATTTCGTACTAGTCGTAGCGCTTTTTGCACTTCGAACGCTGCGTCTCTGTCTCCGGGTATGTGCCCTGAGGCGCCGTCGTCGCGACTTAATCCGTACCCGTAACAATCTACGTTATAAATAGATTCTGATGCCTGGCGCTCTGATATGTTGCTTTTAGTAGGCGAAAAATTAGAGTTATCGTACCAGACATTTACTAGCGGGCTGCGGTCGTCCGGGTTGTCTTGAAAGTTCTCCCATGGATTAGAGCGCTCCGTATATACCCTCAATTTATAATCTTGCGGGTCCTTTCCGGCTGCAGTGGCTAGCGACATTTGACTAGCTATTTCAGTCGTTAGAATGGCGCCTATCTGGTCGCGTACAATCTCGAAAGAATCTTGTTTATCTATTAGGGTGCTTATCATTTGTAAAGCTCTAACAATAGGGTGATTAAACCAAGCGCTCTATCCGGGTTAGACTGGGATACTTTAAACTTGCACGCCGTCCCGTTTATGTCGTCGAATTCCACAATCCAAGGTTTTGATCCTGCGTCTGATACCCCCACCGGGAGCGATAAGCCCGCGGCGTATAAAGACGATGTTCTTATCGCTACCGATGCTAGTCGGCCACTTACGGCTTCCCCTGTATCCGGATCTATAATCTGGGATATATCATCAGAGAAACCCGTAAAAGGTCGAACCTTGCCCGAGGGGTCGGTCAATACGATAGAATAGCCAAACCCAGTGACGCTATCTTCTAGGATAAGTCCTAAATCGAGTTCGGCTATCTGTCGTAGGCTCATTCTATTTTACTACAACATGACCAGAGATTACAAAAGCGTCTATAGCTTCTTGTCCGCCCGGTAAATACTCGGCTTTTATCTCGTCACCGTCTGACAAAATACCGCGTTTACTTGTAAGCGCCTTACCCATTTTTACATGGTAAATGGCTGTTACTTCTTCGGCCGCCTCCGGCTCGCGTCCGTCGTCCGCTGGTCCGTCGTTAATGTCCGAAGGAAGCGCGGCGGGGGTGTCGACAAGTTTTAGACTTTTTAGAGTCGCAAACAACTGCGCGTTGTTTAATCCTTCGGTCTCTACGTCCGGGTTTAAAGCTGCAATACTTTTTATTAAATCGTTGTTACTGGCCATTTTATTGGCTCCCTATTTATATTTAAAAAGTGGCGCCAGGTAACCAGCGCCGATTAAATTTACAACTGAGTATCTAGACACCCGAAAGTATCGATAGCCGTTGGGATCATCAATGGTCTAGCACCTACGCCGCCGAATAACTGCTCGCCGTCGTTAGATAACCAGGCATTAGTAAACAAGTCCATGCCACCAGCCGCGTTACTGACTCGGCCCGGTAGTTCTGGTAGTAGACCCGTAGCCTGTCCGCCCACTAACACACCGATGTTAGGAATAGCGCCGAACGTGGCGTCCATGCGACCTTGTGAAGCGCGGACAATGATTTTACCCTTGTCTAAGTAATCTAGTTTGTTACCTGTGACCGGGTCGTTATACTTGCCGCCGTAGGTCCAAACGTCGTACCGATAATTGCCGATCTCAACAATACCGCGATAATTACCACCCGCGCCGTTCATTGTCATTGGTGCAATGGTGCCTAAGTCTAGGCGTCTAATGTCGAAACGTGCTTGGATGCCGGTGTCGCTGATAAAGTTTTCAAAAGCGTTAATGCCCATGATAAGCATATCCGGGTCCATTAGACCGTCGTTTCTAACAACGTCCGCTAGAGCGCTAATATCACCGACTTTTTCCGCAGTAGTGGCTGTAGCCCATGAAGTGCCCGACGTTGGTAGGTGGCTAGCCTTAGGCTTATAGTCGATTGTGTAGAGAGCTACGCCCGCGCTATCCCTTAGCGTAACCGTGCCGGTCTGCATAACTTGTGACGCTTGAAGCTCGATAGTACGTCTAATCTTTCGCTCGATCTTAGTCATGCCGTTAAACATTCTTAAAATCACATTAGCGCGAAAGTCTGGCGACTCAAACGGGTTTTGTCCGGGCATACGCTTGATTAAGTCAAACGAATTGATCGGGATTGCTTCTTTATGCACTGGCGGCTTAAACGACTTATTAGTATAGTCGTCGTCGGAGTTCATCCGATATCCGGTGCTTAAGTCCGTGGTTACAATCGAGATATTTTCGTCGCACCTTACGATGTCGATTTCTACTTCTTCGGTTGTATGAAAGTTTTCAGGCGGGCTTTGAAACATGCCCGATAAGAAAAGAGTAGGCGAAGCCATTTGTAAATAGGCCGCTAGCATTCTTTTAGTAGTTGATCCGCTCATGTTATAAGCTCCTTATTGATTGTCAAAAGAATATAATTCTTTGACTTCTATAGCGATTAGTGAATAGTCGCGAAGCTGGTCTAACACCGCCGCGTCTACGTTTGAGGCGTCGCCGTCGGCGTCAATAATTAAGCGCTCCTGGCGTACCGAACCCGAGACCATGTCACGGATTGCGACGTTGCCCGCACCCGTCGCGGTAACTGCGTACGTTAAGACCGCTTTAGGGATACCGTTCCCGTTAGAGGAGCCCCCTTTTACAAAAGGCACTAATTTTAGCGTCGAAGAGTTTCGAGCTAAGATCGTGCCCGCTTTTAAAGTACCCGCACCGCCGAAAGTTATTTGATCGTCGTTAAACTGGCCATTCAACAAAATAACCGAGCCTAAGCTAACATTTGTGATAGTTAAATTTGACATAATGCTTAACCTCCCATTCCGAGACGTGCTTCTATAAGATCCGCGACTGCGTCTCCTGCGTCTTTCTCTGCGGCTGCGCCGATCGCGCCGTCGCCTGCGTTAGCGGCTGCGGCTTCTTCTTGACGGCGGCTAACGTCGCTACGATTCATACCTGCGACCATGTAAGTGGCTTGCAAGGCCGACGTCATTGAAGCGCCGTTTTTGATCGAAGCGCTGGCGGTAGTCATATCGCCCGAGGTTTCGCCCATAATTAAGTGAGCTGCTACGCGGTCGCGTTCTACGTCCGCGCCTTGTTGCACCGCCGCCGCGAATACTTCGGGGTGATCGGCTTTAAGTTTATTAAGGTCCATTTTAGTGGCCTCCGGTTGTTTGCCGCTGGTGGCGGTGGTTGAGTTAGTATTAACGACTGCTTTTAACGACGAGGTCGTTACGGCGTCAATCATACCGCGTTTTAATGCCTCTCTGGCCAGAAACGTGCCGCCCTGACCATACTCGGCGTTAACATTTTCCATGGTGGTTCCGCGGCCCTGCGCGATAGCCTCCACAAATATTTCGTGCATGGCGTCGAGTTCTTCCCGGACCATGGCCACACCTTCGGCCGTGTTAACGTCTGGGCGCTTTCTCGGAGCGTCGGTGCTGGTTATGCTCAATTCGTTAGGGTCTAGGTCGAACGTCGCCACAACGCCCACTGAGCCAATCCGCGCGGCTATGTTAGTCGCGATAAGCTCGTCGGCTTGGCTCGCTATAGCAAAAGCGGCGGACGCTGCTAAATTAGTTATCATTGCCTTACTAGGCTTTTTAGCGGATTGCATAGCCGCCAAGGTATTAAACAAACCATCAAAACCGCCGCCCGGGCTGTCTATCTCATAAGTTATGTTGTCGATACTCTCGTCTTGCTCCGCTGCCGCTATAGCCGCGTTAATTTCTGGATAAGTAGTACTACCGCCGCCGAATATCATCGCCATAAAGCTAGGCGCTTGAGTTATCACACCTTTTACGGATATCAACGCGTTACCGCCCGCGATGCTTAAAAGCCTGTTGTCTTGGGCGGAAACATCACCGTTACCGAATCGAGCCTCAAATTTAGCCTGTTGCTCTGCTGTCGGGGTAAAGCCTGATTTTTGCGCTTGCTCCATCGCATGACGAACGCTAGCTTCTAATAGCCACATAAAAATAATCCTCTGTTGCTTCGCATGTTACCCTGTATATTCCTGCCCGTCAAAAATACGTTAAAGCTCAATAGCAAAAATATTTCTGTTACCTACGACAATAGTCCCCAGTATAACGCGGGCCCTTATTTCTATCGTCTGGCTCTCGTCTTTGAATGATATACCCGCTAAGTGGACAATGTCAAAGAATCCGCGCCCTTGCGATTGGTTTACTATCTGGTACGACACCGTAGAGCTTTCGACCTCGACGCCGTTAGACATTAATAAAAAGTCTATGGATATTACTGTCGAGTTAGATGTGTATATATTGCCGTCTAGATTAGGAAAGCCAGACACCGCGCCTAGGTTACTTGCTACGCTGCCTTTTATGCCCGAGGTAACGACCGTATTAGACACCGCGCCCGCCCCCGAGAATAGTATAAATGTGGTTAAAAATCCTAGGGATAAGGAGGTTGTACCCTCCGGGACCGTGATCGCGTTGCCTGTTAAGGCTATCGCCCCGGTCGGTGTCAGTATGCGCCCGTCTAACGTAAGTGTGTCTACGCCTATGGCACCCGACCCAATATACGTACCCTTTAGATCACAACCTGCGCCAATAGTTAACGCGCCCACAACAACCCAAAAAATATTGCTAGATTGCGCTTCGTTTATTATTAGGCTAGTGGCTGCCGTCGATACCGCTTCCGCGCCGTTTATGATCATAACAAATAGCGCGTCCGGGTCGCCTTGACCGTCAAAAGTTAAAACGCCTTGGTGCGTGGATGCCGAGCTTACGTCGTAGACTCCCGGCGCTAATATCTCCCCGTTTCCAAAATCGGCTATGTGGGAAACCTTGTTAGGTAGCGCGTTTAACTCGGCGGTTAAATCACTTAAATTTTGCAGAAGTACGGGCGTTGCTAACTGCGCGAAGCTTTGGAATTGTATCTGGGCCTCGGTTCGGTATGTTTTAAAAGTGCCGGTAGTAGGTAAGAGCAAATTAGGTAAGGGCGACAACGGCCCCGGGCTTTGCGTAGATTTACTAGTCGAATTACTCTCCAAATATTTTGGTTTTTCGTAAGGGATTGCGCGGCCACCACCCCCACCACTTTCGCCCCTGCCGGGATTAAATGGCGCGCTAACCGTAGGTACTTTTATCTTACCGGCGCTTTTTTTCTTACCGTCTAAGTATACAAATAATTCATTGTTAGTTAACTGGACATTCGTAACGCTCACGCCCGGATCGCCTTTTAATCCTGGGGGGCCACGTTTAGGCGTAGGTAGCACCGCCGCCACTTCCTGCGCTGTAGGGCTCACGCCGTTTTTAGGCTTAGGTATTAATCTAGCTGCAGCCGCCGCGACAACTTTAAGGTCCGGGCTCACGCCGTCTTTAGGTGTTTTTATATTTGCGAGTACCACGTCGGCTATGTCCCGCACCGAGGGCGCAATAGCGTCTCGTCCCGGCGCCGCTGTTGGTACTAACTTAGCCGCGGCCTCCGCTATCATTTTAAAATCTGGGGTCTCTCCATCCTTGGGGGTCGGTATTAGTTTAGCCGCCGCCTCTGCTATGGTACTTAAGTCGGGGCTTACGCCGTCTTTGCCGTGGCGGACAACTTCCCTGACGCTTTCTATACGCTTTACGTCTCCGCGTAGGCTGGCCACATCTTTACACAATAAACCTATAGCCTTAGTTAGTTTAGCTAACATCTGCGGCGCCCTCCCTCTCTTCGAAGTAATCATCTAGGACAGCTTCTATTTTACTTGTGTCGGCAGCCGATAGAGCCTCTCCGGCTACCTGCTCCCCGAATTCTTGCTTAAATTCTGCCATAGGCCTAGCTGCTTCGACTTTTAACTCGTTCTCGCGTTTAAGCCTCTTTATATTTTTACTAAATTTAGTCCCCGTGGTGATGCGTGCCTCCCTGGCGTTAGTTGACCAACCCTCCGCCACTAAAATTTTAGATCCTTTCGCCTGCTTAAGCATGTCCGTAGAGGGTTTTATCGAGCCGTACCAATCCGTAGCGGTCCATGCTCCAAAAATATCGTATTGTTGCGGGTTTCTAAAAGATTGTAAGAGACCCGGGGCTATAATTTTCTGCTGCAATGTCTCACTTAAAAGCCACTCAATATAAATTGGTGTACAAAAAGTTTCTCCGAAGTCGCCCCATGTTTTATTTATTGCGATCTTAAATTCGTTTATAGCTGCTTGGCTCGCGCTGTAGTTATTAGAAAAAGATAGCCGTAAAATCTCCGGCGGTATCTCTAACGCCCATGCTATGCCTTGGACAATAGCCGCCTCGAACTCGCCGAAGTTTGTGTCCGTGCCTTGGCCCCCTAATAGGACCGGCTCCTCGCCTTGCTGTAACTGCTCCATAACTACGCCCGGGATATAGTCCGCCGTGTTAAAGCTTCGTTTAGTGCCGTCTAGCTCTGTGCTGGTCGCTGCGCCTCGTCTAACTGCGCCGCCGGTTACGGGTAAACTACCGATTTTGTCTTCGGTCTTTTTGATGAACATAGCGAGCATTGAATTGTTTACCGCTTTGCGCTGCGTAGAATCACGGTAGCGGTCGATCTCTTTTAATGATTGCATGACTATTGATAATAACGGCTGTCCTCGTAGCTCGTCTAGGCGCTTATCAGTGCCGTATATTAGCCACGACACCCGGCGCCCGGTTTTCTCTCCGCTCGCTGTGATCCGTTTGCTGGTTCCGTCGTCCTGGTCGACATGGTGCGCGACTACTCGCCCGACTTTGTCAGTCTCTACACCGTGTAGTATCTTGTTGCCGTTTCTTAAACTCCCCGACTCGCCTAATGGCGTACGAACTTTACTACCGCTAATTAGTTGGATCATAGGTAATTTAGTACGCGGGTTTTGTCGTATGACTGCTAGGACATCGCCCTCGACTAATGCCTCTAGCCGCGCGGCTCTTTGTATCGCGCCGAAGCTAGACTTTTTTAACCAGTCGCATAAATCCGGGCCTTTGCTCCACACTGCGAAACGATTCTCGACCGTCTCGGTCCAGTCGTTTAGGCTCTCGGGCTCAACGCCGATCAATTCTTCGTCCGGGCACGCCTCGGGACATAAACCCGTGTTTATCTCGTTTGTGATCAAGCGACGAACTATTCCGCGCGCGTACAAATTCTCGTTAAACAATTGCGCCGAGCGTTTCCTAAGTGTCCAATAATCTATTTGTTGTACCTGGGTCGTACCAAAACCACCATAAAACTTTCCGCCGTCGTATAGCGTGTTTTCCCATGGGGAGGGGGTGTCTTGACCGGAGTACGCGAAAGGCTGCAGAGTATCGACCGCGGTCGGTACTGGCGCGAACGTTCCGTCCGTCTTAACTTTATAACGTGGTTTTTTTACCATGCGGGGATCACGACGGTCGCGCCTCCTGTAAGTCTAGCCTGCAGAACCTCGCACCGATTGTATAAACTATCGATTGTATCCTGTAGCTGTTTAAGATCGAGCTTAGTAACCTGTTGTTTACTTTGGCCCGTGTCTAGAGTGTACGTTTGTACGCCGCCCGCTAATGCGTAGGCCGCGTCCTCGTAGGCTATTATTTGTAGCTTAGTCGAGTCGATACGACCTTGTAAAAAACCTTGATCCATTACATAACTCCGCCTAATGCTTTAGTTTAGAAAAAATATTTTAGGTGCTTAGTATACATATTCGATTGGTGTAGTAAAGTTTTTAGAATTTAGCCCAATCTATTTGCTTTATTTTTTCGACTGTAGCCGCCACCTCGTTAATTCTTTTTAGCGCCCGGTTAAAATTTTGTTGCTTAATGCCGTTTGTCTCCGCCGCGGTTTTTAAACTCATTCCGCCGGATAGATGCTCGACAAGGGCGGTCCTTAAATCCTCGCTGTCTATCCTGGTGAGTTCTAAAAGTAAAAGTACTCTTAGCAATGGCTCTTGTGAACTAACTAGCGTAGTTATCATTTTTTAACATCACTTAACTGATTTTGTTAGAGTGTATATTATTTTTCTGTAAAATAAAGTTTTTCTGATTCTAAATATTTCCAGAACATAGGCCAGTCAATTGTTTCTAGTTTGAAATGCTGAATACATATCCCCCATGCTAATATCTCTACCGCGGCGTACCCGTACCCGAGTAAATCCCACAACTCATTGAACGCGCCGCTAGGGCGGTGCCACTCATAGGACGTGTTGCCCTTGTCGTCGGTCTTCTCTCTTCGGTTTTCGACGGTAAGTTCTTTTAATTGTTTATCGTTCATATCGACCGGGGCGTTAAAATGGTATCGCTTTTGATCGCCTGACTCCTCGGACCATTCCCGGCGAAGTACCGGGGCCATGCGGTCTTTATAATGGTCTACTAAAATTCTATAGCCTACCGTACCCGCCTGCGTGGTGAACTCCGCGAACTCTTTTATGGTCTGGTTTTTAGCGGGGCGCTCGCGTCCTAGTATCGGGTATACGCCCGATTCATAATCCGAACAAAAAGTATTAACCGTGTCGTTAGCGTATCCAGCGTCGACAAGCGTCATAACAATTTTGTATTGTTTGCCGTCGTCCGCGGTGTATGCCGTCTCTTCGATTAACTGTCTTAGCCTGCCCCATACTGGGCTGGTTATCTCGCCGCACTCTTCGCCCTCGTTTTCTACCTCAAACCGCCAATAGTCTATAACGTACGGCTTAGAGTCCATGGCCCAACCCATGACGGAGACCGCTAAATTCTTTTTATGTACGTCTACTTGACATGTCAAAAATAATATAGGAGAGCCCGAGTACTTAGCCGCGTATGTGTTCGGTATCTCGCCGAGTCTATACACCGCCCGGCGGTGCGCTGATACGCTAGCGAATCTAACGCGGGAACCCATTACCTTAAACGGTTCGCCGAGTACGTTATTATAAAAAACTTGATATTCTGATATGTCCGTTACCACTCTTTTAACTGGGTCGTAACATGATAAGTAGTCCGATACCTGACTGTACCAAGGGGCCATACCAATAGGCGAGTACATGCCGGGCAAGTGATACGACCGGATACCTGCCTCCAACGGCGTGGCCGTGGGTTTCCAGTAAGCGCCGTGGTCTTCGGAGAATAAGCGCTCTTTGTCATGCTCATAATGTGGGTGTCCGCATTTCTGGCAAAGATAACGGACCGAGCTAGTGATAAGCATTCCGTCCGGGTCTAGGTCCCAAGCGAAGCCGCCGACGACGCCCGTCTCTTTGTCTATCGTTTCCCATTTCAAGAACTGCGAGTGCTTACATTTTTTGTTCAAACAATTGACCATATACTTACGCTGGTCGCCTTTTAGAAATGCCTTTTTTATTTTACTCGACCCTTCAATTAGAGGAGTAGACCCGCGAAATATTTTTCGCCGCTCCCAATAACCCTTACAACGTCCGTCTGATGTTTTGTCCGGGTCCTCTTTTTTAGTGCCTACGGTGTCGGGCCATGCGTCGATCTCGTCTTTCAACATCACACATATAGAATACGCTCGCATCTTAGTAGCGTTGTTTGCTCCGAACGGCACCAGGTAGCCGCCACCCTCAAATTGTAAGTGATTGGCCGTCTTACCTGTTTTTCTGCTGTTGCCCTCGTCGCTTGAGCGGATGATGTGCCCCAGGTCGGAGTGGTTTAGCATAGGCAAAAAGTTATTTTCAATTCTGGCGCCGGCGAGTTCTTTGTCTGCAGTCATATACATTATGGGCAGGGTCTTAACGTGGCCCATGAAATAAAGCGCGCCCGACTCCAATACGGTCGAGTAAGTTATCTGTACGCCTTTCATTAGGTTTACTTCTCGAACGGGGCTATTGATATCAAAGCAGTCGACTATCTCTCGCATAAACGGGTTTACCGCGTAACGAATAAAACCCGGGATAGACGTAACCGACTCGGGTAAATATCGATTGTCTTCGTTGTACTGACTCGGCGAAACGTGCGTCACTTTTTCAGTTAGTGATCCCACTTGCTCGACAACCCAGTCGGCCCCGATGCTGTCAATCTTACGCATTTTTTAAAGCCCTCTCGACCTTGGATTTTACGGGGCGTATAAAGCTGCTTATCTGGTCGGCGACAAATTCTTCGATCTCTTCTAGCGGTCGCTCTGCGGAGTGCATGGCAGTTGCGCGCCTAGCGATAGTTTTAGCGCCGTCCGTTAGTAGCTTTATAAAACAAGCGTCTATCGGCTCTATGATGCTAGTACGAACTAGTTTTCTACTGACTAGCTCCCCCTCAGTCGTCGCGTTCTTAAGTCGCTTTTCGTTTATCGCTTCAATTTTCTGCGTAGCACTTAGCCAGTCTACGAAGCGCGCGTCGGTGCCGAACTTCTCGATCAAATCGCGCAGGGTCATGCTAGAAAATACTTGTATGTCCTCGGGGATCTCTAAAATATCTTCGTCATTGTAAACCACCAGCTTTTTAGCTTCCTTTGCTGCAGCCGTGCCGCGTACGTGCGGGATTTTTTTTGGCTCGGGCTCCGTGATCACGGGCTCCGGGTCGTCGGGTATAAGTCCGTTAGCCCGCATCGTTTGAGTGATACGGGAGGCGCGGCCGTAGCCGATCCTAAACTCACGCTGCAGGCCCGAAGTTGAGTACCTTCTCGAGCGCTGGCAATAGGCGACCGCCTGCTCATACGCTGGGTCTAGCCCGGAAGCTGCCGGCGGCGTCTTGTCCCGCGCCTTGACGCGTAGGTATTCCACGGCTAACGGGTGGTCTACGTCTATGCGCTTGCCCGTTAAAGTCGGGCGCAATGTACTGCTGCAGGCCTTTGTCACGGCGGCGCCACTGACTCCGGCTAGGCGGGCGAACTCGGCCCGGCTTATAAGTTTTTTAACCATGTGGGGGAGCATAGCACCTTTATATTTTAAAGTTAAGACTGGTTAACAAATCGCTTATTGTGCGAGGGCCGCGCGGCTGAATCTAAAC